AGCAGTCACAGCGTCGTAACCCGATTGACCAAACTGACCGGAAACAAGCTGCTCACCGGCTGTAGTCAAGTTAGACACTTTAGCAGCGTTTTTGAGGCCGCTAACTGCGCCTTCAGAAAATGAACCGCCTGTTTTTGCAGCCGACATACCGCCACCAATGGCAGCAGTTGCGCCACCGATAGCGCCACCAATCAACGCACTCTTGAAAGCATCTTTAAGGCTGCCACCCTGAACCAAGGTTCCTATTCCAGAGCCCAATGCACCAGAGTAAATAGCGCCAAGGCCGGGGAACATTGCATTAAGCGCAAACGGAATGATTACCGGAGCAGCTTTCTTAATTACCTTTGCAACGCTTTTGACAGCTTTGCTTACACCTTTAGCTACCTTTGACGCGGCCTTCTTGATACCTCTAAATATTTTCTTAAAGAAGAACTCAGGCAGCCCTGTCTCAGGATTAAGGGAGTTAGCTCCAGAGCCCACAACGTATCTTTCGGGATCTTCTACGCCAAGCTCACGCAAATGGCTGAAGATAGAGTCTCTTAGCTTCGGGTTTTGATCAATCAGGGCTTTTGGAACAACAAGCTCGCCGGTTTCAACGTGGGCCACGGTGTCATCACCATAACGACCGTATGATGCCATACGGCTTGCAATAGGCTTGAAGGTAGCAATACCCGCAGAACCAAACGCCTCTTCGGCTTCTTCAGCCTCTAACGCCTCAATCTCATGGTCTTCCATGTAAAAATCGGCAATACCGCCAGATGGAAACTCTAGAACTTCTTGTGTTGCTTGCTTTGCCATTATACCAACCCGATCAAACTATGGTTTTTGTAATATACAATGTTTTTTCTTGTACGTCCATCACGAGACAATCTTTACTGTCCCACTATCATTATATAAGGCTCCAGTCTCTAGGTCCGTGGGCGACGTAGGGAGGTCCGTAAGCGTAATCTTCGTACCGCGGAGCTCTCCGGGGCTCTGTAACTGTACCACAAGTTGCGTCAACGACCGAACCATCTCGTCAAAATACTGCCTGTCGTATTCAGCCGGAGCTAACGGAAACTGAGGTGGTACAAGCTGCCTACTCATCGTCTACCGTCCGCTTGTATCTCAAGCCGCGGCGCACCTAACCGCCAAAAAACACCTTGATTGTCGGACTCTACCCGTAATCCAAACGACCGACCCCTAAGTCTGGTGTGGTTTTGAGTGGTGGTATCTGTAACCGTTAGCGGGTTAGAGGTAGTAAATCCCGTGCCGGGGAACCGCTGGGCCTTTAAAGTAAAGGTAGCTTCTTTAGTTGCTCCGCTAGTAGAACGATCAAAACTAATGTCAGGTATCATCCGCCTGATAAACAAGAAGTCTTCTCCGTCCTGTATATCTATGGGAGCGGACTCAATAAACGCGGTAAACGCCTCTCCGTCGGCATCTACCCCACGCTCGTGATCGTACATTCTTAAAGGCGTAGCAGTGTTTGTTTCCGAAGTAGTGGCGATTGGGAACTCGTTAATTCCTCTATCTAGCCACGTTGTGCGCTCCAGATTGCCCACATACCAGATCTGCTGATCGTAGTTATACACCACATAGCGGTCATTCTCGTCTGTTCCGCCACTAGCTAATGAGTTTGACTCCGACGGGTAGAACCAAAACACTTCGCCAAATGCAGCATTTGAGCCCGCAAAGACCTTATCTTCCTGCTGAAAGTTAAAGTCTTCAAAGATATAATCCCGTACAGGACAAGGCAGCGGCTGTACGCGGCCATCATATACATAAAAGCTGTTCTTACCCATCCAGAATACAGCATCGCCTACCGCTACAGCGGAGTTAATACCAATTATGCTGGTCTGATTAGATAGCTGGCTTACCCCAAAGGTAAAAGGAGCGCCGATAAACTGCATAGAATGAACCGAGCTATCTGTAAGAACTACAATTTCACGTCTTGTTTCAATGGCTTGAACAATTTCTGATCCGTTACCTATGCGTAAGTCACCCGAACTGTTTGTAGCAGTAGGCACCCAGTCAAAAGCGTTTTCCTGACTACTAAACCTTATTAACAAGGGGTCTTGGTCGGTTGACCCAAGGGGTGTAGCACCAAAAGCAATAACGTGACGGTCCCTGTCAGATATAGCTACTTGCCTAGCTTTGGAAGGCGCGTTTGAACTGTAATGAGTTAACGGCAAGCCTCTGGAGTTAACGCCCATAGCCGCACTCCAGTAGTAAATAGTGCCGTCCACAAGGTTAAATACTAGGTCTTGACCAAAATTGTCCTGCTTCCACAAACGTATGATATCTGAAGCGGTGACGTTAGCTGAACTACCCCACGCACCGCGGCCCCACGTTCCGGCACCCCAGCCCACACCACCTGTTGCAATGTCAAGGCCGATACTGATCTCGTATTCTACTGTGGCTTCTCCAGAGGAAACGACACTATGTGGTGAGGGCGACGGTAAATTAAACGTATACTGGTTTCCAGTTAGGGCGGTCAGTACATGCTCTCCATTTAGAAGAGCGACTAAGTCTTCATAGATACCGGTGCCAAAAGTAAATTCAGATAAAACAACGGTATCCCCGGTAATAGAACCAAAGCTGGTGTGGTCTACTGTTACAAGAGTGCTGTCTTGTGTGGTGGTAAACTTTACGATAAAGGGAACGGGTAAGCTTGTCTGAACAACAGGGCTTCCGGTAGCTCCGGTGGCGGTAACATTAGAAAGTGTAGGTGTGGCACTAAAACCAAAAGTAGCTCCGGTGCCGCCAACTCCAGTTACGGATACTGTAATGTTAGCCATTTTGCACCTATGAAATACTTACCGTTACACTACCTACGGCGCTAGTTGCGGAAGAACCAGTTAAAGTGACCTGATTGCCACCTAAACCTACCGTCACACTACCTAACGAAGTGTTGCCCACATTGTTTGTAGGCTTCGCTGGTAGCATAACACTAAATCTAATCGGTGTAATGTTGTTAAAAATACCGCCCGACTCTATGTAATATTTTTTTGTAGTCCCCATACCAACTAAAGGCACCCCATCAAGGGATTGCCAAGAGTGTAAGGATCTAGGAGTGCCTACAAAGGCGTTCGTAACGCGGTTCTGCCACCCACCCAACTTTTCAGGAAAACCAAAGCGAAAACGCACTTTGTCGCTGTCAACCCAGCCACCTTCGTTAGAATACGCGGTAGTATCCTTTACGACCCCCGGCTTGAATTGCAGCTTGGTTAGCGGCATTAGTCAGCATCCGCTATGGTCAAATCGCCAGCAGCTACTTGCCGTAGGATTTCTGCGTAGTCGGAATTTCCTGTAGACATTGGAACGCTACATTCAACGCCATTAATTTTGCAAAAAACACCTACGTTTTCGTTTTCAATAGTGTTTCTAATATATTTTGCTTCAGTAATAATCATTTATAACTCCGCAGTTGCGTCCCAAACGCCAATAAGTAGATTTCCAGTCGCCCAAGCTGAAGTTTTAAGCAGCCCAGAAAATCCCATTTTATTTGACTCGGCATTGGCAGACCAATTTATGGTGACACCACTGGTGACATCTCCAATCCCCCCCCTATGAATACCCCCTATGTTGCCAGCACTGTCTTTCGTTCTAATGGTTGGCGCGTCTCTCATTGTGACAGGAAACACAACAGTTCCCCCAGCTTCACTTGCATTAAGGCAATACATAGCCGCGCCACCACCCCCATATGGAGTTCCACTATGAAAACCAGAATGTGAATAATACCGCTGACACCTAGCCAACTCATCGCCATAGCTGCGGTGTTCAAACGGCGTGGCCTGTTCTCCGATTTCAAGCTGGACGCCTGTGATGTAGAAGGTTGCTGAAGCTGAACCTATCCAAGCGGCTTGATTGGTTGTGCTAAAGTCCTGACTTGCAAGCCAAGTGTCGGCACTCGCTTGATAGGTTGACCCAGAGCCAAAATCCCAATATATCCGCAAACCATTACCATTAGTTCTATTCCAGCTACCTGTCGTGTCGCCAGACGAAATTGTAATGGTTTTCTTCTCCCAAGTGTTTGCGCTTGAAATTGTGTATTCTTTAATATGCGAACGATCTGCTGTTGTAGAATACAAAGCAATGCAGTATGTCCCAGCTAAACTGGATTTGACCCAAAAAGATAATGTGACAGCCTTTGCGTCACTATGACCATAGGCAAGTTGGCTAACATTGTANCCCTCTATATCAGTGGCGTAAGCATAAAAATCGCCAGCCGCAACAGAACCATCTGTAGCTGTGTTCGTTAGCTTTGCACTAAACTCAAACTCATTGTTTGGCACATCTGTAGACTGTTCTACGGTAAATGTACCGCCGCCATTTGCCCAACCCTTAAAACGGTCAGCCGCAAAAATGTCATTACCGCTAACAGTTGTTGCGCTGGTTCCGCGCTGGAAAATAGGAAACGCACCATTGATGATGAGGTTGCGCCCTGTCAGTCCACCCGCATCTGCGCTACCAGCTAGGTCTGCGAAATCTCTTGCTCTGCTCATTATGACCACTCCTCTGTAGGCGCATCAGGCCAAGTTGGGCTGTCTGAATTTGTTTTGCGAATAGTTCGGATACTGGCACGATAAGTGGCAAACAAGGCTACACACGCATCTGTTAAACCGCTATCTGGCAACTGTGTCCAGTCGGTGGCTTTAAGAAGTTCCTCTGCTGTAGGTGCTATAAGCACATCTTTACTAGGATTAGTTACAAAAATGTTTTTATAATTTGCCATATTTTTATCCTACCAAGTATCCGCTAAAATGCGGGTCGTATATCGTAGT